GCATCGGGGACGGCTTGCTGTGGTGGCTGCTCTGCCAGTGCTTCTCGCACTCTGCGCTTTGCATCCGGTTGATTGGCCAGCCACTTGCTTAGACCCTTGCAGTCATCTTGCAAAAGACCGGGAGGCCAGCCTGTTTTACCGCCGTTGTTTTCGGTTGTTGTCATCTGCTCTGGCTCATAGTCCAACCCCAGCTCACGGGCGTTCTCTGCCATCTTGTTGAGGGCTTCGTCTGCTTTATCCCACGCACCAAAATACTTTGACCCGTTATCTTGTAACGGGCGATAGGGCCGTTTGGGCCAACCAGCCACCACATCCTGCCGTACAAGCAAAGCAAAGCGCCGTATCTCAGGCGTCATTTCTTTGATCTCAGCCTCGGCACCGAGCCGGTCCAGCTTATCAATAATTCTTTCAGTCATGTGTTCTTCTCCTTGAGTTTGGCTTCAAATTCGGCAAGCACGTCTGCCACATAGTGAAGCTTCCCAACAAATTTAGACCTGATTGGGTCGCGCTCTTCGTCTGTTAGTCCCACCCAGTTGTCACGCGGGTTTAGTCTCCTTACCTCTGCTTCGTGCGGCGCAAAGCTATCCGCAACATACGGCCCAGACTTGTGTGAGATTTCGTTGCGCTTCTTGTCGGTTAAGAATACCCATGTCATGTGTTCTTCTCCCGCAGTTTGGCTTCAAACAATACTAGAATTTCGTAGATGGTCTTGCCCCATGTAATTTCATTCTTCTCCTCAACCGTCAGCCCAACCCACTCACGTCGAACAACTTCAACGCCGTCATTGTCAACACGGGAGTCATAGCAAGCGCATCCCCGTTCGTAACAGGCTTTGTCTATCAGTATCTTGCTCATAAACAACTCCTCAATGTCAGTAATCCAATCATCAGCACAATGAATGCCGCCACCACCCACCCAAGCTGCTTGTCGGCAGGGGTGGGCTTGTCTTCGTCTTCGGTCATGCTTCCCTCGCTTTCAGCATGGCGTCTGCCATTTGGTACGCTACCTCGGCTTGTACGTCATTAAAGATGTGGATGGTGCCCTGATTCCCCATGCTGTGAACCAATATCTGCATCGCCTTGGCTGCAAAGTAATCCCTGAGGGTCATGCCTCTTTGCTGCTCAATCGTAAGGTCTTGGCAAAGTTCTGCGGGAACTGGAAACGCTGGCTCACCTGTGTTTTTCTTGCTCATTTGATGATCCTCCTGAACGCGCCGCACCGGGCGCAGTGATACAGGGGCTGGCCTTCGACAGGCTCCCAGCGGTGTTTGCAATTGTTCATTTCACTCTCCTTACAGCCATCCATGCTGGCTCCTTGTTAATCACGGGGGGTGGCGTGATCTTCTCGCTGGGTGGCGTCCACCCATACTTGCGCCACAGGGACTGCACATCGGAGCCGCTGCTCCACTTGAATTCGGGGTGGCCCACAGGTACCCACGGCATAGTCTTGTTCATGTCTGTTCTCCTTCTTTGGGTGATAACCAAAACGCTTCGCCAATCCTGTGTCCTATGCTCTTGATCTCGCTCAAAGTATCCACCAGCTTGAGCAGTGAAACCTCTTTGCGAATCCAATCGGGCACAGACTCATTAGAGAAATCCATCGTGGGCCCGAGCATGACATTGCCTTGAAAGGCGGACACGTGCCAACGGTTGTTCCGAATGACAATCCTGTACTGGCAGTTTGGTTTGCGAAGCATTACGTTCCTTACATATGCACGGTGACACCGTGTGGCGCACTGTTGTGCGAGTTGTTGATACACCATAGGACGGGGGCGGGCCAGTCGTTGCCCCAATCCCCGAACACATCACCATCGGTGAGCATGACAATACAATCAGGACGGATGTTCTGATCCCGCAGATACTCGGTCACGCAACTTGGCGCTGTGCCCCCGCCTCCTCTCGGCTTGGTGCTGTCGCGCAAGGTGCTCACCGCATCTGCTTCGTATTGTTCATGTGCAGCTACATCATGCCCCCAATACAGCAAATCCACAAGTTCAGGCTTGACAGACTCGCACACGGATTGCGCTTCCGCAAGGAACTCGGACAGCTCTCGGCCACCGATCGAACCCGATGTATCCACAGCCAGCACAACCCTGTGGATGGTGTCTGAATAACTTGTGGGCAGCATCAGGTCTTGGCTCTGGAACCTGCGATTGATGCGGCGGTATGAGGTGTAGTCGTCACCGGGTTTGGTGTTGACCACAAACTCACGCAACACGTCACGCCAATCCACCTTGGGCTGCAGCATTTCAAGCACCGTGCGGTCTACATTGGCCCCGGCTTTGCTTGCAAGGATGTTGCCTTGACGCAGCGCCTGATCGATGGTCTTGGCAAGGTCTTCGACTTGCTCGGGGGTCAACTCGCTGGCAGCATCCCAGTCATGCTGGTCGAACCCCATCTGCGGTGCACCGTTGGGGTACTGCTTCTTGAGCAGCTTGAACACTTGGCCCGAGTCCATGCCACGGTACTGTTCGTCAACGCAACCCCCGGCAGGCAGGCGCACAAAGCCGTCCGTGGCGGCGCGATCCGCGATCATGAGGTTGATCACAAAGTCACACGCCATGTTGGCCAGTTGCTGGTTGTCGTCGTACAGGCTACGCCATGTGGTCAGGTGCTTGAAGGCACAGTGCAGCTTCTCGTGCAGCACAAGGCCCATGAGCTCCGCATCTGTCAGGTTGGCAATGAAGTCCTCGCCGTACTCGACGTTGGCCCCATCGGTGCGGGCAGTGATACCCGGCTCTTTGGTCACGACGTTGTTGCCCATGACGATGATGCCGGACAACCACATGAATTCGTTGTCACGAATCAGGGAAACGTGCGCACGTTCAATGCGCTGCAGTGGTGTCATTTTCATGATCGGAACCATCCTTTCTTTTCAAGTTTGTGTAGCTCGCGGATGCGGCTATCGATTTGCTTCACGTGCTGCTCAACTGTTTCAAGCACCACGGCGTTGATCTCTTGCCGGACAATGTGCCTGAGGTAGTTCGCCAGTGGTTCGGGGTGTACCGTGCCTGTACCTGCGTAGGTAGTCTTTACCTTGACTTCACCTTCAATCAACTGGCTGGACAACCACCGCAAATTACGATTCGCGTTTTTGTCTGTGCAAAACAACTCCTGAATCACGTTCACGATGCGGCTTACAACTACTGATTGGTCTTCAAGCAGCATTTGCGTATCCGCTGCGCGTTGCTCTTTGGGGGTCATACCCACCTCACGCAAACATGTATTGGTTGGAGATAGCGAACGTGGTGAACTTGTCGTTCTCCAGCGCGAACTGCTTGGATGGCTTCTTGATGACGGATGTGCAGAACAATGCCTGCATCTCACGGGGCATGCGTGCCATGTAATCCATCCATGAGTCAAGGGTCTGCTCATCTACCCAGTTCAACGCTTGGTATGCCAGCATCAGCTTGCCCGCCACTTCCTTGGGCATACGTGCGTTCTCCGGGTCGTTGATGATCTCCGTGCGCTTGGGCAGGCTGTCACCCATAGCGATCCATGCCTGCATGTCCAGCGCAGCAGGTGCGCCCACAGTACCCACCAAGGCAGTCTCCAGAGCGTTGACGCTGTACAGGTGGCGCTTGTTCACGATCTTGCTGGCCTGTGCCAGTGATCGGTGCGTCACGAACGCTGTGCGCTGTGCCCGTGGATGGAAGATGAACGGGTTGTCGTTGGGCTCCTTGTAGTCCTCGAACGAATGCAGCACATCGGGGCGCTCACCCACCCACATGATGACCTCGGGGGCGATGTCGTTGAAGCGTGCCCAGTCGTCCACCCACTCTTGCGCCGTGGGTTTCTTCATCTGCACGAAGGACATGCGGTTGCGGTGGTGTGCTTGAAACGTATCGCCCACAGACTCAGCGCCAAGGTTGGTTGTTGCAAACACGATGGAGTCAGGGTGCAGGTACTGCGCACCCAAGCGGCGCTCCACCAGCAGGGGCAGGGACGCATCCTTGACGGGCTTGGTGGCCTTGCCCATCTCATCCAGCATGAGGACGACAGGCGTGTTGTCGTGCATACCTAGCGATGAGTTGGGGTAGAACTCGGATGACTTGGTGTCGTGGTTCACGGCTGGCACACGGAAGTCACCCTCGTGCATGACGGTCATGTCAAGGTACATCTTGCGGTGCGTTGGGAACCGTGCGTGGATAACGTCAATCAGTGACGACTTGCCCGAGCCAATGTGGCCCTCAACAATGGTTGTCACCTCGCTACCAATAGCGCAGATGAAGTCAGCAGTTTCGTTGAATGTCATTGAGGATTTCATGATGGTCTTTCGTGGTTTAGATTTCGAGGGAGAATTTATCGGTCAGGTCTTGCATCTTGATCTTGATGGCTTCACGCACTTCGGGTGACTTGCGCAAGGACACAATGTCAATGTCGGTCAGGGACTGCTCAAGCGCACGGCGTGCAGCTTCGAGGTCAGGGTCATCCAGCAGGTTCAGTGCTTTCAGTGTCTCGCACAGGGACAGCGCGTTGTCGATCATGGACTGGTACAGCTTCTGCGGCTTGCCATCTTCCTTGTCGATCATCTTGTCCTTGATGTGCTTGATCTCTTGGTACAGGCGCTCCCACGGCTCACGCATGGCTTCTTGCATACGCTTGCTGTACTCTTTCTCAAACTGAGCGATCACCTGCTGCGTAGCACTGGCCGGGATGTCCACACGGAAGTCACCTGACGATGGCACAGGGGTGAACACATAGTTAAGCCCGAACTTGTGCACCAGCTCGGACGCATCGGGGAACTCCTTGGGGTCGAACAGCTTGCCCAGCTTGAACGCTTGCGATGA